ATATTACTGTTATGCGTTAATTTTTTTTTAGAGAAATCATCTACAGTCTTAGGATGGCTACTCTGATATATTCGGAGCGTTGTATTCATAGCATGGATATTGTAACTTATATAAATTCAACCCCGGCTCTAAAGACGATGGTTAAGTTTCATAATGTGAACAAGCAAGGTGTGCCCAGCAAGAGCATCAAGGCTGTTCCGACCCTCGTAACTCCAGAAAATAAGATGCTGGTCGGGGCTGAGGTTAAGCAGTGGCTTACCTCAATGCTTCCTTGTAACTTTAACGAGTTTGAAGGAGCTGGAATAGGTATGGCCAACCTTGATAATACCGAAAAAGATGATGACTTTTTCGCACTCGATTCGTATGGAGTATCACTCAAACCAAACATTACGCCTGATCTCCAGGCTCGGATAGACGCAAATGTAGGAGATTCATTCAAGAGTATAGAAAAGCCCAAATAGTTAAAGATTTGTATCCCTAGATAGGTAATGAGATTGCGAACCATTCAGGCAGTAGCCATAAAGAGTGTGTTTGAGGTACTAAAAGATATAATCAATGACGTGAATCTGTACTTTGATCCTGAAGGTGTACATATCATTGCACTAGATGTTGCCCGGACAGCCCTTGTTCACATGACTCTGTTGGCTGAAAACTTTGAGGAGTACGACTGTCCATTAAAGGTTATTGCGGGTATGAATATGGCCAACACCTACAAGCTTCTCAAGTCGGTGACGAATAATGATACCCTTGAGATGTCAATAACATCTGGTGAGATTTTGGAGATTATTGTTCACAACCAGAACAAAAAGTCTTGTTCGCGCTTTCTCCTAAAGCTCCTAGACATTGATGAGGACCTGCTCGAGAGTCCGGACCTTGACACAGACATCATCACGACATTTCCGGCAATAGACTTTCAGAGAATATGCAGGGACATGGGCAACTTGTCCGATGAGATTGATATATTTAGGGAGAATAATCACTTGGTCCTAAGTTGCCGAGGCGACTTTGCGGACCAGAGCACCCGGATAGAGTGCCCAGAAGACTGTGGGGCAAAGGTTGGAAACACCTTCAGTCTCAAGTATATTAATCTATTTACAAAGGCGACTAGTATGTGCAGTAGTGTGCAGCTTCTACAGAACTCACAAGATCCAAATCTACCAATCATACTTCAGTATACGATAGCCAACCTGGGCGATATGAAGTTTTACTTGTCAGCAAAAGCGAACGACGATTAAAGATTTGAATAAATATGTATATTATGGAAGCGGCTCTTAATTCCAAAATGAAAGAGTTTATAAAGGATGAATTTAAAGAGGGTGAAATGATTGATTATCTACTTTCTTCCGCCTCCTTTATCAAAGAGTACTACACGGAGAGGGAAGTTGAGGATACTGGTCAAAAAAGCTCTTTATTCAAGAGTCGCAAAACAGGTATGCAAAGAAAGGAGATTTACGACAAGTACATGTCGGTCGTTGAGAATGAAGGAAGTGTTCAACAAAAGGTGCAACAGATCTGTCCATGTGAGTGTGGGGGAACTCAATTTATGTGGGATTATAGCGCAAGTGAAGAGATATGTGAAGAATGCGGAGTGACCCGGTATATATTGGGTGAGGAGGTTGGTTTCAAGGAGGAGCAAACTATGGAGAAGAATATTGTATATACGTACAAACGAGAGAATCACTTTAATGAGTGGGTAGCGCAGTTTCAAGCAAAAGAGTCTACAAATGTTCCAAAGGATGTTATTGAGAAAATTCGTACTGAATTTAAGAAACAGAAGATTAAGGATGTGAGTGAGATTACGCACGCCAAGGTTCGAGCCCTCCTCAAGAAACTCAATATGAATAAGTTTTATGAGCACGTGCCCTATATTACAACAATCCTAAACGGCATTCAACCCCCGACGATGAATCAAGCCCTCGAGGATAAACTCCGACTTATGTTTCATCACATCCAGAAACCTTTTGAGATTCACCGACCGGCTGACCGTAAGAATTTCTTGAGCTACTCGTACGTACTCTATAAGTTTTGCGAGTTGTTGGGAGAGGATGACTATCTCCCGTGCTTTCAACTGCTCAAGTCAAAGGAGAAATTATACAAACAGGATCAAATCTGGAAAAAGATATGCCAGGAACTATCGTGGGAATATATCAAGACAATATAATGGCAATGCATACGAATTTAACGAAATTTTTATATATTACCATATAATTGTATCTCATCAAAAAATAAGCTTGTACCGAATCTTCAATTGACCAATTGTATAGTGGCCAAAATTCTTACGGTACTTGAGCATAGTATGAAGAGCTGGTGTTTTTCCTTCATCTTGATATGTGAGGATAATCACATCTTCGAGTGTGGATAGATTATTCGAGTGAACATTCTTGGCCAGGACGGCGAATAGCTCATCCATATTAAAGTTTACGCGCTCATTCTTTTTAAGGCTATGGACAATGTCATAAAAAGAATCGCAGATTTGGCCGATCTAGATACCCGCCGAGCCATGGGCTTCAAACCGAGAAAGCTCAAGCTAGACGATGTGCCACCCTTCCGCCCGGATCAACTTATTTTCAAGTATTATGTGGATAAGAAACTCCTTATATTTATGGAAGTTTCTGAATATGGTCGTTTTGAAATGGAGATTGTTACAGATGTGGACTATGTACACACAAACTTGTTTATTTTCAATACAACCACCACTAAAAATAGTGTTATTATGTATCCTAACGGGTGTACTACACATCTATTTATAAACGGACTACCATCAGAGGAGTTCTATACAGGTATGGCTTATCCGCTACTTGTCAAAGACTCGAGTAGTTGAATTCTCTGAGTCAGTAGTGTGTTTACTTGCTCTATGTTCGATGTTATCACGGACTGCTGCATATTATACAAACGTTGGAGGGTTGACATATATACTGGAATATTACTCTTGTCAATCTCAGCGATCTGTGCCTTTACCATATCAATTTGATGAAGAGAAGTCGCAAATTGACTTACGTTGTTTACCCCTAGTGTTTTGAGCTGCTGATCAATCGCCTGAATTTGGGAATTCATTATATATGTATATATTATTTTCTTTATTTAATCTTAATAGACATATACACCCTCGCTTTGCTTTCTCCAATATTCTACAGCATCCTCAAGTGTTTTTATTCGACGCATAAGTTCAGCCTCTACGTTTTCACGGTGGATGAGACGATTCTTGAGACGCTCAACCTCATTCTCATACTGCTTCGACTTGACGCGGATATCTTTTGCATCTTGCGCAGTCTCCCACGCAAGATGCATCTTGGTCTTTTTATGCTGAGAAAAGCTCTTGTATGTAAAACCGGGACGACAGGGACACTGATATGTGTTGGAAACTTCCATTTATTAAACAGGGTTTGCTTGCTTTATAAAACTTTCTAAAGCTTTTCGGTACATCACCCCGCGGCGCTCAAAGAGCGTGCCCGGTGGTGCGTAAGCCCTCTCCCTCCAAATCCTCTGGGCCTTGATAATCAGATCCTCCTCGCGCTTGATGCTTCCGTCGGGGAGAAGGTATATATTCTCCCCGACGGTATTTAGCCGGCGTTTCTTATCGCCTAGTCTAGTAAAGTCGTCGGGCCACTCCTCGTCATTCATCGAAGCTCGAAAGTCTTAAATACCTCACAGGACTTGTAAGTGTCGTTGCACCTATAGATATTGATGAAATCAACTCCCGCCGAGAGAATCCCTCGTCTCCTTTGCGTTTGCTATCCAGCCGTAAGCACTGTCTAGATACTTGTAACTAGATCGTTCAACGTGATTAGATAGACAATGCTAGAAAGAAGGCGGCCCATTGGTTGTGTACCGACAAAGCCGGCTCACCCCACCAGCCTCACAGATGTACACCCTTTTTAGTGCCATTTGACCCAACAGTCGGACCAAGCCTTCTGGACCTCTGTGTAAGAAACTGAATCCTTGCGTAACTGCCGTAAAAGCTTGATAACATTCGACTCCATATTCAGAGCCGACTCCCAATCATCGGCTGCTATGAAGCAGTTGAGGTTATAAACCACCTGCTTAGCTTCAGATTCCATTATTATAGTATAGTTTTAAAACCTTAACCCGAGCAGACTGCGCAGCCCTCCTCCATCCGACACACATTGGTCGAGCCGTACTTGGTCGGGTCCAGCGTAAACTGAACTGGCTTGGCTGCCGGACGCGTGCGCAGGTAATACATACCCGTCTTGAGTCCGAGCTCCCACCCATACATATGGATCGAACTCAGCTTTGAGGTTGAGACATTCTCAACAAAGAGATTCATAGACTGAGACTGATCAACATAGATACCCCGGTCTCGCGCCATCTCCATAATAGATTTTGGTGAAATCTCCCACGCAGTCCGATAGATCGCCTTGAGCTTGTCCGGGATATCCAACTGCTGCACACTCCCCCCATTCGCAATAATGTTATCCTTGATATCCTT